CGTTCTACCTGCGAGTTTGTTAAACTACCTTAGTCCTCGGCGAAGAAGTAGATAAGTGTTCTATAGGTCTCCATAGTGCTCCATAGTGCAGTTATACGTTTCCATAGGTCTCCATAATAGTGCATATTTCAGAACTTATGGACTGAGTTAGGACGCGGACGGCCGCAAAACAAAAAAGCCCCTCCCCACCCGTAGGTGGAGAGGGGTTATAAGTGACGAACGATTTTATTAGTAGGGGTTGCCGTCAGTGATGCACACCTGGAGTCGGTCAAGCGGCTCACCGTACATACCCGCGAAGTCATCGCCACCGTAGGTGGAGCCGTCATCGCAAACGGTTCCGAGCCATCCGGCACGCGCGGTGGTCTGCGAACGGTACCACGCCTGCTTATACTCCTCGCCGCCCGGGGTCACGTAGTACATGCGCACGCCGTCAATGGTGTGGCCGACGATGCCCGCGCAACCGTTCACGGTATCGGCACGATTGCCCTTGGCCACGTAGGGCAACCATCCATCCTCGATGGTGTGAACCTGATACTTGAGCGTGCCGCGATCAACTCGCGCACACAGCAGGTCGTGTCGCTTGCACGGGTAGCCCGCGAACCCGTTATCGCCAGCGCCAAAGTCCGTCACCTCGCCCAGCCAGCCGCCGCCTTTGAGGTGGAGGGAGTAGTGGACGGGGATACGCTTGCCAGATGCCTTTGAGAAGCCGCCAGATGCCGCCTGAGCGGGCTTTGCCGCCACAGGCTTAGCGGTGGATGGTGCGGGCGCCTTGCCGCCCTTCATCGCGTCATACCACGCCTGAGCACGCTGCATGTAATGGTCGCGCTGCGAACCCGCCAGCTCGCCGGGGCAAGCCGTGGCACTCCAGTAGCGGTGCGGGAACACATTCTTGCACCATTGGGGGCGGCCTAACTTGTAATACAGGCACAGAGCCGCGACGAGGTGAGCGCCGCTCTCGATTGCCTTCTCGTGAACCGTCCACGGGTTGCTGCCGCTGTTGGCGTGCTCAATGCTGATGGTGGTGTCGTTGCCGCGACCCGTGCCGATCCCGTCGCCGCACGCCCACGCGCGGTCTGTATCGTTGACGTGCTGCGTGATGTAGCCGTTTCGGTCAACCGCGTAGTGCGCGGACGTGCCAGCGCCGCGCCAGATGCCGTTGCACTGGTTGCCGTTGAGGTCACCCGCCATGTGGTGGATGGTCACGCCCTTGATGCCGAACGGGCGCCCAGCCGAGAAGTTGCAGCCGAGCAGCATATACTTGTCCGGCTGGACGTTTGCGAAATCTGCCATTAGTCCTCCTTGATGTCGCCGAGCGCCAGAAGCGCGTCGAGCCATTTGTCGGTCACGCCGACGGTCTTGAAGGCCGCGTAGGCCACCTGCACGCCGCCGACGCAGGCGAAGATGGACGTCACCCACGCCGACGCATCAGTCGGCATACCGCCCGACATGGCCGTGAGGACGCCGCATAGCGCCGATACCCCAATGGCAATCCAGCGCGCCACGTTGCCGGTCATGGCCTTTGATTTAATGGCCTGCACGATGTACGGCACGAACAGTACCGTGCATACCGTCAGGCCCGCCTGAATCTCATTCATTCGATTGCTCCTATCTATCTGATTCCTTGCTGTAAATCAGGTCAACCCGGTCACAGATGTGGTCAACCTTCTCGGCCATCCCCTGACTACGCGCCTGACTGTGGGCCAAGTCGGCGTGCAAGACCTCATTTGATGTGACGACCGACTCCATGAGCGTCTTCATGGCTTCCATGAGCGAGTTGCTTCGCTCCATCTGGGCGGCAATGCGGCCCTCCATCTCAGACCGCTCACGGTCGCGCTGAGCACGCTCCTTGACCTCATCCTGCTTACGCTCCTCGCGCTTCAGGTCAATCTCGCCCTTGCGCTCGTTCTGGCGCTTGTATTCCTCTAGGAATTGCTTTCCGAAGTAAAAGGCGATGAGCGCCAGCAGCACGCCGCCGAGCCAGCCTGGGCCATAGGGCGCGAAAAGCTTTAGCACTTCCATCCACTAACCTCCCCTCCCATGCTTGCTGCCTTACGCGAGTATCGAGGTGCCGTCCCCCGCGTCCCATGAGCAATAAATCCCAGACGTAACACGGCGGGCTACCATGCGAAACGTCTGGGATTTTCGAGAGATTGGATTAGTAAAAATGCTGTTTTCCACCGCCACCGCTGAGTACATGGATGACAAAAAAAAGCGCCTCCGCGCCACCACGCTTGAGGGCTACCGCAGCGCCATCCGCTGTCACCTGATGCCGATGTGGGGCGAGCGCGAGATCGAGACGATCAGCTTTGAGGAGGTACAGGATTGGGTGGACGGGTTCGACCTCCCCGGTGCAGCTGAAAAGGCGTACAAAACTTTCCGCCAGATATACCGCTGGGTGCTTCGCCGCCACCAGCTCAGAATCTGGGACGTGACGCAGGGCGTTGAGCTGCCGAAAAAGCCGACCGTGCGCCGACCGACATTGACTGCCGAGCAGGAGCGCATGACGCTCAAAGCAATCGTCGGACAGCCATTCGAGGCTGCAGTGCTCTTGGGTGCCGCGCTCGGCCTGCGCCGATGTGAGGCCTGCGCCGTGAGAATCGAGGATGTTGACTGGCGTAGCGGATGGGTGCATGTTCAGCGCGGATTGCATGTCGTGAGCGGCGAGGTCGTGAAGACGGGATGCAAGACCAAGCTGAGCGACCGCAAGCTGAAACTGCCGCGATTCGCCCTAGAACGGTTGCGCATGATTCGCGGCTCGCGTAGGTCTGGGCGGCTTTGCCTGCTTGACCCCAACGCCGTCGCCCGCCGTTTCCGCGCGTTCTGCCGCCGCTTTGACTTGCCGCATGTGCCGATGACATGCCTTCGGCACTCGTGGGCAACAATTTCGCTTGAGCACGGAGCCGCCATCGAGGACATCGCCGTGGCGCTGGGGCACAGTACGGTCAATACCGCCATGAGCCACTACCTGCAGAGCTTCAGGACGGTCGTGGCAAGGGCGAGCGACTCATACACGGCTGCAATGGAGATGTAGGGCATTCCGTATCCCAATACACCACGAGAACATTCACCACTCCCAATAAGACGGTCAAGTACGGTGATGTCGTCGATATCGACGTCAGCGTGAATATCGACGGCTATACGCCGGTGTGCGTCACTGGAGTTTGGTCGAATCATGCGGGCTCATGCTGTATCACGCAGTTTGCGCTGCGCGACAATGAGAAAGCAGTCGCCAGCGTCAAGAATCTCGAGCTTACTAACCATGGCACGTGGACCGATCTCAAGCTAAGCATCACCGTGCTGTACAAGAAGGACATCGCCTAGATAATCGGGTAGGTCAGCGTGGCGCTGAATGCTCCCGACCCCCTCAAGCTGTATATGACAACAAGGCCGGAGGTATTTGCCGCGAGCTGACAGAAGCTGTCAGCGTAACCGGGCTTGAGGCCACATCCGACAGAGCGTGCGATCGGACGCAATTCCTCGGGCAGCGTGCCGAGCTGGACTTCCTTCTTCTCCGTGACCTGCACGTCTTGACATACGATCGTCACGATATTGCCCGTGCGGCAGTACCAGCACGTCCCCTTGCCGTTATCGTAGAGCTTCACGGGTTGGGATACGGAATCCCGGAGGGTAGCGACATCGCCCTCAATTCCAGTAATCCTGTTTTCAACGGTATCGGCTATCTCTTTTGCACGCGCCGTCTCTTGGGTGCAGGCGCCAGTTTGCGCCTTACATTCAGAGACGGCTTCCGTAGCCGAATTAACCGTTTCCTGAGCTTTTGTCGCCGCCGCGTCAATCTTTGCTACCGACTCCTCGTAACGCTTGGGCTCGATATAATGCACGCCGCCTTTTGTATCTATGAATCGGTCAATGTTTCCGTTCTCATTGACTGCCGCAAGGATGCCGTCTGCCATACCTACCACCTTTCGTTCGGTTCCAGCTATATTCGCCAAGCAGTCCCCCGCTATGCGAGAATCGCCGTCACCACCGAAACGTGGTCAACGGTATCCACCATGACTTCATCGCCAGCCTTAACGCCAGCACACGCCTTTACGACGCGCACGTTTTCAATGACCATCGGTACAATCTCGTTTCCGAAATTGACGCTGGCCATGGAGCCGGATACCGCCTTGACGATACCAACGCGCCGTTTCACATACGCGCCCATGTCTGGCGCTTTCATGCTTTTTTTCACCTTGCGCCCAAGTGAGCGCATGTACATTAGATCCGAATCCATTCCACTACCTCACGAACTGCCTTAGCTCCGTCTCAATCGGGCAACTGCCCGTGAGCGTGAGCTTTTGCACGCGAATCTCGAACTTGCCGTTGATACCGCCGGACGGGTAATTGATATCAATCGAATCATTGACCGTGGCGGGGTAATACGTACTGTGCATCGTCACGCGCCTAACGCCGCTTTGGTTGGTCTTGAGAAGCGACTTTGCACGTTCCTCGGCGTACTTGTCCTTTTCAGCTTTCGTCTTGCCGACTGGCGCGTCTGAATATTCGTAACTTGTAGTAATCGTGTATCCGCGTGAAACAGTGGAATACGGGCTGTTCGGGTCCCTATCCCACGCCTCACCGACATACGTCTCGGTCTTGCTGTCGGTGCTTTCGCCGCGATAGACCACCACAACGTGATTTGCGGTTTCCGTAATATCGTGCTCGTCGGTCATATCAGGCTCGAACTTACAGTCCGGCCCCTCGGACATGGAATAGGCGGACGGGCGTTTAACGGGGTCAACGTATTTAGAAAGAAGAATGTTCCCCATCGCATCGTCTTTTGCCGCACGGAAACCTGCTAGAGACATGAGGTCGTTCACCATGCCCAGCTTGGTGTCGTCCGTCTCACTGTTGTTCTGCTCGGCAAGGATGCCGTAAGCCCTCGCCTTGGATACCGTGTATTCGCTATCGTCTGCAAGGACGTTAAGCCCGATATCCGTAGCGACCTTCTTTGCCACGGCAACCGCGTTTGCGCCTTTCTGAATATTGACGGGTTGAGCGAACTTGCCCTGTAGAAGCTCCTGCAAGCGCCCGTAGAGCTTCACCGTGGCGGTGGAGTACCCGTTGTACACGTTTCTGCTCGGTACCATCGGGATAAACGTGCCTAGGACAACGCTCTCTGTGTGCCCTCCCCTCCACTCGCACTCCATGTAGATACGAACCAAATCAGCGCCGATATCGAACTTACCGACACAGTTCACCTCTGCGGTATCCAAGATTCGCACGTCGTTATTGCGTGTGATCGTACCGCCGCGCAGCATCGGGAGAACTTCTAACTCAAGACCGTTCTTTCGGGAAACGCGCACGAACTTATAAGACGTGCGCGTCATGCGCTCCTTCCACCAATCGTTCATCGCAGCGGTTCCTCCCATACGACTTCTGTAAGGTTCGCTCCCATAGTCCAGAGCATGTAGCTATCTGCTGCATAGCTGAAATTCCATGAGGAGACATACACGCGCGTCACTCGTCCGAACGCATTGCGGAACCAGCAAACGGAGTTTTCGGGCTTATCGGTTATCTGCTCGGCGCGGTCGTAGAGTTCGCGGGAGTGGAGCTTGTAGCTATGCGTGCCGTCAATGTCGATATCGTCATTTGAGTAGAACGTAGGCAACGGGGACGTGCCCTTGCCAAGTGCAAAATGGAACGTGTTTCCTGATGCCTTCTTGCTCCTGTTCGCGTTTGCATCGAAACCGACGCGCAAGCAGGTTTCGGCTGCATCGCCGAAATTGAATGCTTCAAAACCCTCGGAATCGAAATACGCCGCAATATTGAATGTTGCGAACGTTCCCGATTCGGCGTAGACGGTAATCACGTATTCGTAATCGGTGTTAAGCGGTGGGAGCCTATCAATGACAATTGATGGAACCTCAGCGCCGGTAAGAAGCACCGTATAGGTGCCGTCGATATTCTTTCGTGAAATGTCGTATGACTCGATAGGCGCGAAATTTGAAAGCCTTACAGATTCGCCCTCAATCGTGTTGACGTTCTCAAGCTCCACTCCACCCTCGGTATCAACGATGGTGCCGCGGAGTGCGGCGTCCCTTACGTAATACGAATCTGTTGGCTGGTTCACACTTACGATTGCACACATATCGTCCGTGTATTCAATCATCACGTCGGGCTCGGCGGGCGATTGCCATTCCGTAGTGAAGGTGCGCGTGAAGGTTGTGGTGAGTCCGGCGCCGTTGCGGACATATCCGGTCAGCGTGTATGAGCCGCCGTTGACAAGGGTGGAGTATCCCGTGATGTTCCATGAGCGTTCGGCTGTATCCGGTTCGTCACTTGCAATAAGCACGCCGGACGAATCGCGCAGCTCTACCTTCTGATATGAGATGCCGGTATCGTCCGTTGCCTTCCACTCCACCGAATACGGCAGGACGGTAATCGCATCATCGTCGTTAGCGGGGCTAGAGAACCACGCCTGAGCGCCAAACGCGACCGTAACGGTGCTGTAGCCGCTCCATGCACCGTAGTCTGCATGGAGTCCCTTCGTGCGCACGCGGTAGGTGATGGTGCCAACGCCGATACGCGGCGTGTAGGTGCTTGAGCTGCCAGACACGGTAACCGTGTTGGTCGTGCCGCTAGCATCGGTAATCTCGATTTGCGCCATGGTCTGCGCCGAACCGTCAGGATGATTCGGTTTCCATGTGATCGGAACGGTAGCCTTGCCGTCTCCATCTGCTGCATACGTCTGTTGCCCGCTCGGAACGGTTGGTGCATTTGGTGGGCAGATAGTGGTAATGGAATTTGATTCAGTCCATGGAGAATAGATTGTATCGCCAGCGCCGTTTTTCGGGTTTTCCTTATATGCGCGGACGCGGTAGCTCACGGTGCCAGCGGGCGGGTTTGAATCAAGCAGATTCTTGTCAACCGTTGCCGCGCTCCAAGTGCCGCCGCCATCAGCCGACACTTGGAACTCATATCCGTCATACCATTTCGGAGAAGTGCCTAGCTTGAGCTGCGCTTTCTTGTCGGCTGTCTTGGTCAGCTCAAGGCTGCTGATAGCCGTTGGTGACGTAAACACGGTAACGACATTCGACATTGCGGACGTGCCGCCCTGACCGACTACGCGCGCGTCGTAGGTGTATTTATGTCCAGCCGTTGTGGTGTTATCGGAATAGTTGTCGATAGCGGTGTTGCTATAGATCGTCTCCGTGCCGCCGCCATCAGTGTGGCGGTAGAAGTTAATCTTGCTGTAGTCCTTCATCCCACCTTTTTGCGGGAGGGTTACGCGCAACATCTGTTTTGTGTCGGTTGAGCTAACGAGCGTTAGATTCGTGGGCGCATCAGGCACCAGATACGGCACCCTCGTAACGGTAACGTTGTCGGCGCAACTGGTGGTAACGCCAACGCCGCCGCGCCCGCCAACGGTCTTTGACTCCGTATATGCTTCAACGCGCACACCGTAGTTGGCGCTTCTCCTGCTCACGTCTGTGTGGCCTGAGAGCCTTACTGCCTGCTGGTTAACCGACGTCGTGTAGCCGTCTCCACCTTGCCGCCAAGTGCCCGCTACCTTGACGTTAAGGCGCACGCCGAAATCGTACCAGCTGCCAAACGTGACTGTTGCCGTCCAATTGATACGCGCTGTCGAGTTATTAAGGTTCGTTACCGAAGTCGATAAGCTAACGCCATAGAACTTAACGCCGTTTCGCTTTGTCTCGGAATATGCCATATCCACCTCCATGAGTGTTTCAAGAAGATGGATACGGCATCAATCCCCCGCTGCTAGACCAGCTCGCTCACGAGGGCTTCGATAAGCTCCTTGGCGCGGTCGTTGCCGCGAATGGTGGAGCCGTCGATGTTCAGGGTGTAGTTGTTGACCACCTGCGATGACACGCCGCCGCCCGTCTGCTTCATCTGCTCGGCGATGGTGCGGGCGAATGGGCGCGAGTACTTGCGGTTGGTGAGCGGCACGATAGCCTCAGCACCAGCTTCACCGACGATATCCAACGGCACGCCAGCCCCAGGGCGATTTGCAATAGCGCCGTTGGCGTGATAGCGCATCATCATGCCGCCTGCCGCATGGGGACGGATACCGCCTGCTGCATTGTCGTGCCTAGAGATAGTCTGGTTCACGAACGCTGTTACAGACCTAGGAATATTGCTGAGTGCACTCGTGAAGGTGTTGATTGCGGTCGTGTCGGAGGTGGCGGAGATATGTGTCTTATGGCTGGGTGGAATCTTGTTTACGGCATCTGTAAAGTTCTTCGCTCCACGCTCTCCCCTGCCGTCGATCGCTTCGCCTGTCGCACCGTGGTTAGTGTTCTTGCTCCTACGCTTGTTCTCGGTATCTTGGAAGCTCTTGGATTTTCCTTCTGAGGTACCGTCAACAATGTCTCCATCGGCAGTGGCAGTGGTGTGCTTCGGAATAAGGGTGGAGCCGTTCCACGTCCACACGTTGCCCTGCGCGTCAGTCAGTGACGTATCATCGGCAATTGCATTGCCCTTTAGATCAACAAGCGTGGAGCCATTCCAGACAGCCACGTTTCCCTGAGCGTCCTTCAACTGTAGGTCATTGATGCTGATATTTGCATCTTTGTCCACAATGGGGGCATTGTTGTACCCGTTGATAAGACCAACAAGAGTATCAATATCCCCACCGCAAGAATTGACCATCGCCTTAAAGCTGTTCTTGCTGATGTTGCTCATTTGCTCAGAGGTAATACCGGCCTGCTGCATCTTAACGGCAAGGTCAGAGATATTGATGCCAGCGGAATCAAGCGAATTTTTTACACCCTTGCCCATTGTGGAAATGGATGATGCAATCTTACCAGCCATGTCAGCGGACGATTCGTCAAGACCGGCCGCAAGCGCCGCTGCGCGGGTACTGAAATAATCCGCCTTTTCCGCTGCGGACGTAAAGTCGCCGCTAATCTCGTCAAGGTCGCCCTGAGCATCTTTTAGAGCGTTACCTGTCTTTGTGACTTCGCCTTTGAGCTGACCCCACTTCTTGGTGTACTCATTGGTGGTCTTGCTCGTCATGGCCTTGTCGATTTGCTCTTTATGCTTCTTGTAGTACTCGGTGGACTCGTTGATGGCGGCAGTATTTGCTTTCTGGGCTTCGGTCACTTTCGCCTGAGCGATTTCCAACTTGCCCTCGGCTTCGACTTCCTGCTGGAGATACTTAGATGCCGCATTGGAAAGCGCTTGCATCTCGGCGTTACGTTTCCATGCAGCTGCATTCTTATCGATCTCATCGGTACTCTTGGACAGCTCGCCAGTCACGGCATTGGTGACACTTACAGAATCGCCCGTGAGTTCGTTATAGCCCTTTACCGCTTCTCCAAGGCGGTACTGTTCGGTGGCGCTAAGGCTCGACTTCTTGGTCAAATCATCAATAGTATTAACGTAGGTATCGAGCGTGGCGTTGTCGGTGCTCACCTTCGTAAACGTATCGCCGATAGATTCATTCAGCTCAATAAGGCTTTGCGTGGTTTCATCGGCGTTAACGGCAACATCGCCGATGGAATCTCCTAGACCCTCGGCGTTACGGGCGGCATTGTCCATGATGGAGCTGCCCGTTTGCATGGCCTTGCTCATTTTTTCTGCGTGCTCTTTTGCTTTTTGAGCCTGAGCGATAAAGTCACCGACAACAGCGCCGATAGCGGTTACTGCCGCCGCAAACGCAAGCTGAGGGCCAATAGAAGTCGCAAGACCGACGGCAAAGTTTTTAAAGCCAGTGACGGCGGTTTTCACGCCATTGCCGAGCGTACTCATGGCACCGCCGCTTTGCTTTGCCGCGTCTGCCTGCTGCTTTAGGGCGTTGGCGGAATCGAGGGCACTCATCTTTGTCTTGTTGTTCGCGTCTGCGATTTCCTTGGCAACCTTGGAGGTCTCCTTGGTGCTGCCGCTCCACTCGTCCACCATCTTGCCGTAGGTATCGCGGGCCTTGGTCGTAGTGTCGATTTCTTTCTCAATAGATTTGACGCTATCGGCAGATGCCTTGGCTGCTCTATCCGCCGCGTCTGCCTTCGATTTCAGCGAGTTGACGTATTCGGTTGCGGCCTCCTTGCCCTCTTTGTCTGCATCTGTCGCGAGCTTGGCTGCCTCTTTATATTTGTCACGGGCTACCTTGGCCTTATCAGCCGCCGTAGAGCTTTTGGTTACAGCCGTGGCGTACTTACCTTCGAGGTCAACGACATGCTGCGAGGTCTGGTAGTAACCCTGCCAAGCCGCAACGTAGTTCTGAGCGCCGCCTGCCGCTTCTGCCGCCTTGTTGCCAGCGATTCCCATCTTGCTCGCCAGCATATCGGCAGACGCATATGCACGCATCTGTGCGCCGTCAGTGGTAACAAGCGCGTCTTTCCAAACGGAAAAGTCCTGAGCGCCCTTGCTGACTGCCGTTACGGCGGTTCCGATACCCTTCCCCAGCTTGCCGAGCACGGTAAGCACGGGGCCAGCCGCCGCCGCGATACCGACCATAGCCAAAACGAACTGCTGCTTGCCCGTATCCATCTTGGAGAAAGCATCGGCAAGGTCACCCACGCCCTGAATGAGCGGGTCGCACGCTTCGAGCGCTGAGATAGCGGCGTTCGCTAGCGGCCTGCCGATGGAGATAGCGATAGCGTCAACCTTGTTCTTCAGCACCTGTAGACGCGATGCCAAGCTCTCGTTTCGCTGGTCAACCTCGTCTTGGAGCGCGGTATTCTGCTCCCACGCGGTGTTGGCGCGGCCTACGGACTCACGCAGCAAATCGCCAGCATTGGCGAGACGGCGCATGGTATCGGAGTTACGGACATTATTGATGCCGAGCTTCTCCAGCGTGACATTCATATCCTCGCCGGAATCGCTCGTGCGCTTCAAGCCCTCCACCAATGCTTCCATGGCTTCCATGGGGCGGTTCTTCCACGCATCGGCGAACTGGTCGGCGCTCATGCCAGCGACACGGGCGTATTCATTCACCACGTCTGAACCATTGGCAACGTTCTTGGAAATATCTTGAATGATACGGGTCATAGCGGAGCCGCCCGCTTCGGCCTTGATGCCGAGCGAGGACATGGCGCCGGACATGCCCAAGATATCAGCCTGCGAGAACTTAGCCGCCGTGCCAGCGCCAGCCAGACGCAGCGCCATAGCGGAGATATCGGCTTCGGTCGTGGCCAGATGGTTGCCGAGGTCAACGATAGTGGAGCCGTAGTTCTTGAACTTGTCTTGGCTCATGCCGGTGATGTTGGCGAACTGAGCCATTTCCTTGCCAGCGGTCTCAAAGTTCATGTTCGTGGCGATATCAAGGCCGCTCGTTACCTCGGCGAACGATTCGAGCTTGTCGTGCGCAACGCCCAACTGTGCGCCGAGTGCTTCGATATTCAGCAACGTTTCAGCGGTGACGGGCTGCTTGGTGGAGAGGTTCTGGGCAGACTGCGCCAGCTTCTCGATTTCCTCGCTCGACATGTTCGTTGTCTTGCGAACGTTCGCCATGGCGGTATCGAACTGGATGGCGGTTTTTCCCACATATGCGCCCATAGCGACCAGCGGCACGGTGACGCTTCGCGTGAGCATCTTTCCGGCCTTCTCGGTCTTAACTCCGGCGTTATAGATCTTGCCGCCGAGCTCCGCCCACTTGCCGCCCTGCTTCGCCAAATCGGCGGTGGTGGACTTCGAGCTAGCCGCCGACAGCGTAGTCAGCCGCCGCAGCGCCTTTTCCGCATTGTCTAGTTGCTTTCCGTTCCACCTGGCGTTTACGGCGATTGTGATTGACGCTTTGCCCATTATTCGGCTCCCACCAAATCAGCGACCTGCGCCACCTCGTCATTAACCTGTTCGATGATGTTTTCCTCGTCTTCGAGGATTGCTTTGAGCAGGGCACGCGGCGTATCGCCCGTGTGGGGAACGCCAGCACGCCTGCCAGCACGCTTGCCCGTGAGGATGATCGCACCGGGGTTTGCGAACTCGATAACGCCGCCGCCCGGGTCGCCGGAGATGAACACGACGCCGTTCTGACGCTGCCTGAGTGACAGCGAGTTGGCGAAAGCGCCCGTGGGGTTAGAACCCACGTGCGCGTATCCCTTCGCCTTGCTGAGCGTCGGCTTGGTTATCTCGACGATGCGCCGCTTTAGGCGCTTCGCCATCTTCTTGTCCACTAGGTTGAGCGCGGCAATTGTCTCGTCTAGGTTTTGAATCTCGATGGTGTACAAGGGTCACTCCCTGTATTGCTCCATCTCCCTTTTCGCCTTCTCGCGCTGCGCCCTAAGACGATCTCGCGCGTCCCCTATCGACTCCCCCGGCTTTCTCCACGGCTTGCCGTTCCTCGCTTCTTCGAGCGCCTGCACCAGCTCCATGTCGAATAGCATCTGGTCAAAGACGCTTGGGAAGTCATACGCAAGGTCGATAAGCTCGCGCACGCCAGACCCAGAGAAGCGCCCTAGCGCAATTAGGACTCGTCCGAGGGTGCCGTAGGGTTTTCGGTGCCGTCCTCGGTTGTCGCGCCGTCCTCGTCCGTCTCGAAGTCGTAATAGACGGTCACCTCGTCCATGAGGTCGAGAACGAGTTCCTGCGTAATCTGGCGCGGGGCGGGAAGTTCCACCACGGGGTGCCCGGCTGCCTTGGCGCTCAGAAAGCCCCAGAGGGCAATCCAGATGTTCGTCTGCATGTTGCCGGCCGGGTCAGCGCCTTTGAACAGGTAGAGCTTGGCTCGGTTCAGTGCGCCCTGGCGGGTCTTGCACCTATAGATTTCCTCGCCAGTGTCGGGGTTCTCAAATCGGAAGATTTCGTTTGCCATTGCGGTTCTCCTTTCAAAACGGCTTGGCGTGGATAATCGCGCCGCGTTCCCCCGCTGAATCGGCATGAAAAAGGCGCGACCGTAGCCGCGCCAATTTGGTTATCTGTAACCACCGTTCGTTACTTGTAAGAAGCAACCTTGTTGGTGAGCGTGATGGTCATCGGGGACTCGTCCGCCGTTGCGACAATGGCGTTGTCGGTGGAGAACTGGATAGTTGCCTCGTTGCCGGACGGGTCAAGCTCGGGGAAGTCTGCCGTGAAGGGCAGGTGGTTAGCCGAGAACTCAAGCGTCTGCTTGGGGTCGTCCGTGTGGAAGACCTTGGCGTAGACGCTGCCGAAAACAACCTTGCCGGAAATGACAGTGGAGGTCTCGGAGCCGGTAATGAGCTTCTGATACTCCTTGAGGTTGTCGGGGATGGTGGTAACGCTCACGCCGAACTGGCACTTGCCCTCTGCGATCTCGCGGGAGGTTGCGCGACCGAGAGACGAAAGACCGGTAACGTTGTTCTTGATGGTGAACGATGCTTCGGAAACAAGCGCCTCGGCGGGCACGGAACCGCTGGAATCAATCTTGAAGTCACAATCCGTGGTGGTGTACTTGCCGTCAAAGCAGGATGCGGCAACCTTGCCGGGGATGGACTTGAGACCGACTTCTCCGTCAATGCCTTGGAAAGAAGCGGACATTGCAAGGTGCTCGTTGCCGGTAGCGGAGAACTGAAGCTCGTCACACTTGCAGCCGTCGGCGCGGGTGAAGCCGTCCATGCCAATCTGAGACCAGATGGTGAAGTAGTCGAGCGCGGAACCCATGGTGAAGGTGTGCTTGTAATAGCCGGTGGCCGTGTCGCCGGTAGTGGGCTTCACGGCCTCGGTAACTACCTTGCCGCAAGCGGCGAGCAGGTACATACCGAGTACGTCGGGGTAGCACAGGGACTCAATCTTGGGCGTAACCTCGATGGAGTCAACGCGAGCATCGGACGGGGCGCGGGAACCGCACGTAACATCGGTGGTAGCGATGGAGCGGGACACGCCGAACGGGGAGCCGCCAGTCAGACCGTGCATGTAGGTGGGCTGTTCTGCGGGCGTGTCGCGGTCTTTCTGAACTGCGATACCTGCAAGACCGATAGAGGGATTAAGTGACATAGGTGTATCTCCTAATCAATGTTGGGGTCGATAGCCGCCTTGATGCGGACACCGCCCTCGATGGATGCCATGTACGAATTGCCCGATGGAGCGGTGCCAACGGACGAAATAAAGGGCTGGGCATGGTCGCACAGACCGCCAAGTGTCTTGTCTGATGCGATGGAGGACATGATTCGCGCCATCCATTCCTGTGCGGTGGCGGTGGATTTCACGAGGTCTGCGGTCTTAGTCCACAGCTCCACTCCCACCGCAAAAGTGATGGAGTAGCCGCCGCGCGATGCGCCCATGTAAGTGTTGGTGACAACGTCCTCGATGGAGTAGTCCGTTGCGATCTCGCGTACAAGAACCTCGAACGGCTGCTGAGTCTTGGCGCCGCCGATGGAGATGTATGGATGCGGCTCCACATCGGCTAGAGCGGCCTTGACGTCCTGCTCCACCCGCTCAATGCACTTTGAAAACAGGTTCGCGTCCATCTATCGCACCTTGTAGTCTCGAAGTCCGTAGCGCTCGATTACGGCATTGACCTCGGGAATTGAGGTTGCAGCGCCGTCCACGCCACCAACGACAAAGCGCATAAAGCCCAGGTCGGTATTGGCTGACGTGGCGTTGTCGGGCATGGCGTGGTCGGTGAGGTACCACGCGGCGAGCGAAACGACCGCGCTCTTGACCTCGGGCGGGGTGGGCTTCATACCGCACTCCACTACAACCTCGGCAAACTTGTTCATGCCAAGGTCACGCACGTCAAGCAACACGGAATTGCAGACACGCAGAGTGACGTTCTTGCCGTCTTGGTCTTTGGCGGATACAACCGAACGCATATCAGCCGCCGTACCGTCGCCCACGAAAACGAGGGCAGATACACGGCAACTCGGGCGGTCGGTGACTCCACGCATGAGGACGGGCTGGAACACACGGTGGGCTTCTGTCTCGATCACATGCTCGGCGCGGTCGATAGCATCCTGAATGGTTGCATCATTCACGTTCTCAAGCAGATTCTCGTCAGCGCGATGCGCCCTAACGTCCTCAACGGTGCAATAACGCGCCGCGACAACCTCGATTTGCGCGGACACGGTAACGCCGCCCATAGACCACGAAACGTCTAATAGCTCGGGCAGGGTGGAGAGGGGAAGGGAGAACTTGCCGCCCTCCCCCTTCACTTCTACCTGCTCGGCACCAGACGCATAAGCCACGGTCACGGAATCGGGGTTGCCCTCGAACTCCACGTCCGTGCATTGGGCGATTGAGAACCGCTTACGGCTGTCCGGTGCCAGTGCCATCTAGAGCGCCCCCTAGCGACCGGCAACGCCGGTATCGGCGAGGTAGGAGAACGCCTTGGGGAACGTGACCTTAAGGCCGTACTGACCGTTGATGCGGATGGTCTTCTCGTTGCGGATGAACTGGTCGTTGACCAGACCGACCTCAAGCGTCTCGCCCATCTTGGTGTAGAAGGTGGCGGCGTTGGGGAGGTAGACCATCATGCCGTAGGTGGTCTTCTGAGAAGAGGTCTCGCCCGTGGTCTCGGTGAGGTTCAAGTCCTCGACCACATTCAGGGCCCACAGCTTGCCGTTGACCATCTGGTTGATGTAGCGACCGTTCTTGTCCTTCTCAAGATTGACGGACTCGGCGACATACGGGTGCATACCGACGGTGGTGGGGATGAAGCCGGTGGCAAGGAACACGTCCGTAGCCATCTTGTAGGCGCTATCGGCGATGGTATCGCCAGCGGCCTTGGTGAACTTCTGGATGCCGTCATGGTTGAGGATGCCGACAATGCCGGTCTCGGCGTTGGCCTTGGCGCCATTCAGAACCTTTGCGCCCTTGGCAAGCTCCTGCATGTAGAGCAGGGTGCCGTTCACGAGGGACATAAGCTCGTTGTAGTCGTTGAGGTTGTTGTCGAGCAGGGGCATGCCGTTTGCGATCTGCTCCATATGGAAGGAGCGCTGCGTCCACGCCATGCCGGACATGGCGATGGTGTTGCCGGGAGTCCAGGTGGCTGCGGCGTTGGTGAGCTTGGTCTGGTCTGCCTCGTAGAAGGTCACGGCATCCTTGTCGGTGACGGCACGCGGCAGGGTGTTGTAGATACCGAGCTTGGGCAGGGTCTGGGCGTACTGCTCGGGCAGGGTGTAATCGGTGTCCTTGTGCTCGGCGAGCTTGAAGTCCTGATAGGCATCGAGGGCGATGGAGGTACCGAGGTTCAGGCCCTTGAACTCGTCACGGGCACCGAGGACGAACTCGCCGAGGTTCTTGGGCTTGAACTTGGTCTTGTTGCCAGCGTTGGGGTCAGCCAGAGGGATACCGCCGCCCTGACGAATCTTGTCCTCGTAATCGAGGGCATCGGCAAGCTGCTCGTCAAGAGACTTGTTCTCGCCCTTAATCTGGTTGATGGTGTCACGGTAAACGTCCTTTGCATCGCCCTCGGCAGCGTTAAAGGACTTCTCGGCTGCATCGAGCTTTGCGCGGTTCTCCACAATCTTGTTGTGAATCTGGATGGAAGAAAGCATTCTCTACTCCCTAGTACGTCAAAAACTTTCCGTTCACGCACACGGTTTTCGAGACGGCTCCCGTCTCCACCTTGCCGGCTCCCGACACGGCTTTACCACCGTTGTTGCTGCCGGGAATTGTGGGTTCGGTTTCCCCCGCGCCGTTTCCGTCCACCACGGCGGGTGCATTAAGCAGGTCTTTCGGCGCGTTCTTGAATCGCTTGGCCTGCTCGGGGTCGATGCACGCGGCAACGGGCTCCATATCCACGATGGAATCGCAAAAGCCGTTCTCCACCGCTTCTTTCGCGGTGAACCACGTCTCGGCATCCATGAGGTCGGAAATAGCGCCCTCGTCCTTGCCAGTCTTGCGCACGTACTGGTTGACGATGGTGGACTTAACCTTGTCGAGAAAATCGGCGGTCTTGCGCAAGTCCTCGGCGGTACCGCCCGAGAAGGAATAGGGGTTGTGAATCATCATCAGCGCGGAATCGCCGATAACCACCTTGTCGGCGGTGAGGGCGAAATAGGACGCGGCGCTGGCGGCAAGGCCCTCGATGATGCAGGTGGACTCGCCCTGATAGGAACGCAGAAGCTCAGCCATGGTGTTAGCGTCGAACACGTCTCCACCGCCAGAGTTGACGTGGATGGTGACTGCTTCGCCGTTGGCTTCTTTCAGCTCGTTGGCGAACTTGGTGGCGGTCATATCGGTTTCGTCCCAGCCGTCACCGATGAACCCGTAAACGTTAATGTCCCTCATGCTCGAATATCTCCTTAATATCGGCTTCGATGTCGTACTCGCGCCGCGCCAACAGGCAGGCGTTTGCGTAGGGCTTAAGAACCTTGGTTGCGAAAGCGCGGGTCTTCTCGGTGTCTCCCGCTTCGGCGATGCGCTGCTTGATGCGCTCCACCATGTCCTCGTGGATTGAGTTCATGGCGTTGCCGTTGCCGTCCCCGCTGTAGGGCGCTCCACCCTCGCCAGAAGAACCGGGTTCTCTCCCATGGGTCGTGGTGATGGTCAGCTCGCCCGTCGCGGCGTTGAGCAAGTTGTATGAGGAAGGAATAAAGAGAACGTCCAAACCCTCCACGGGCGGCAAGTCCTCCTTGGCGCGTACCTCGGCGGGCATCATCCAGCCCGAGAAAACAGCAGCCTTGTAGCCCTCCATGCGATCTCGGTAGCCGCCGCGCAGAAGGCCGTTCATATCGAATTGCACATAGCAGTCTTTAAGGCCGATGCTCCAAAGGACGCTGGAGAACGCGCGTTCAAGCTCGGCGCACTCGGGCATGAGCGTCTTGTTGGCGAAATTGAGAGCGCCCTGCTCGATGTTGGAATACGTTGCGTTGGAGAGGTCGAACACCTCCTGCGGGGGCACGGAAAGCGTTCGGCAGACCTGCTGCAATATCCACCGTTCCTGCTCCACCAGCGACATATCCACCATGGTCTGTGGAGTGGACTTGTATTGCAGGCCATGGTCGAAGATGCGAATCTTGCCGGAGTTGACCAGACCGCCGCCGTCCTCCAACTGCTGCTTAAGATTCTCAAACTCAGGTTTCTTAAGCGTTTGGTCAGTCTCCAACCAGCCGGGGAAGTTGCCCTCGCCGTTCAGGATGTGCGAATAGAACTTCTCAAGGTCAACGGACAAACCAACCTCATTAGCGGCGAACTCGGCCAGTGAGCGGCCGTGGAGACAATCGGAATCGAGGATGGGAGACTTAACCCACACGATCTCGTTCTCTAGGTATCGTCCAGGTGCGGTGAACTTATCGCCGCCGTAGTTGAACACGGGCGAGCCGCCACGGATAATCTCGATACCGGGCGTTCCCGACATAGGCCAAAGCGCCACGATACGGGCGTTACGCCACTCCACGCGCACGAACGCCTCGCCCTTTAGGTCTTTGGTCATATCGAGCCAGCGGATACCCTCCTGAGCGGACATGAGCGGGTTCCACTTGGTGCGCAACAGGGTTTCTAGGTCTTTCGCGGCACGCTTGGCTGCGGGTTTTCTAACGCCGCTATCGCGCTCGTAGACGTGTACGGGGAGTGCCGCCAGCGGTCGAGCCTTAGCCAGCGCACAGGCGCGGTAGGCGTTTGAGTAATAGGCTTCGAGCGTCGCTGCATCACGGCTGTAAACGTCCTTGCCGTCATAGTTCACGAAGTCGTACTGGATTGGCGGTATCTGCACGCCAGCGAAATTGAAAGCGCTGTACAGAGCGCGTGACGCGGCTGCGGTGATTCTGTTCTTTAGAGACATGCACGCTCCTTCTATCCGTTGCGTGCATGGTGCTATCGGTGTCCCCCGCGCGAGAAAATGGAGGGGAAAGGGGGCGGGGTTGGCGAAAGGAAGATGAAACTCCAACCCCGTTGCCCGTATGTTCGCGCCAGCGTCCCCCGCTATACGTCGATAGTCCAGACGTTGGGCGATTCTTCCTCATTGTTGTCGTAGGCCCACATAGCCATTGCCGCCGCAACAGCCGCGTCGATACGCTTCGAGCCTTGACCGTGCTTCACGGATGCGAGCCTGCGCCCATATGCCTTGGATTCGCTCGATACGGCGTTGATGCAGTGCGCCGCCAAGATGGGCGTGTCCCCAAACGATGCAATATGGGTGGACACGGCACGCGCCAGAAGCTCGGACGCGGGGCACATGATGGACGGCGTTTGCGGAACTTGCGATAGGTCGAAGTCGTAGGTTCGCTCCAGCCAGTTGGATAGGAACTGCATACGCGCGGGGTCTGCGCAGATAAATGGAGCGCCGGGCTTGCGCGCAAGCTCTAGCAACACGTCGGCAACGGCGGTCAGATCGTAAACAGAACTCCCCTTCTCGGGCTTCTCCCAGCACCACTCGGCATAAGCCCACCGCTCGTCTTGGCGTTGAGCCGCCACGATTGCCAGCGTATCGCCGCGAACGGCACCGTCCAGACCCACGCAAAACCATTGGTTCCAGTCGATTTCCAGCCGTTCGGACTTCTGGCACGCCGTCACATCCCTACGCTTCATGAACGGTTCCTCCACCTCGTCCATGGGCGTGCGGTTGAGGTAGTAGCGGACAAAGCCGGGGCCGGGCGTTCCGTCCTCCAACTTGTCGGATTCGTACTGCTCTTCAAGCTCCTCCATCGTGATACGGCCCGCTGCGGTAATCTTCTTCCAAACCCTGCGGTCGGCGGGGTTGTCTTGGTCTGTGATACCGAGCCAGCACACATAGGCGTGCTTGTCGCGCTTCAACTTCTGATAGAGCTTGAACAGGAAACCGTCACGGTTGCTACCAGCGGTCGTGATGCCGATGGTGAGGGCGTTCCACACCTTAGCCTGACCGGACGTGCCAGCTTTCCAAACAGCGTCATCGCGCCAGACGTGAATCTCATCGCCGATGAGAACGTGGAAGTGCTTACCCTGCAACGCCGCTTCCTTGTAGGGGTAGACGTGTATCTCCTGCCCCGTCTGCTCATTGCGGATAACGTCCTTGTAGACCTTCCACTGTGCGCTGAGGGTCGGGTTCGCCTTGATGATGGTGGCGATATAGCCCTTGACCATGGCGGTATTCTCTTTGGAATCTGCCACGATACCGTACTGACCGTTCGGTATAGCGTCCATGGTGGCAATGGTCAAAACCAAGCACGCCGCCAGCTGCGACTTACCGAACGCGCGGTGGACTCCGATAAGGGCGCGGCGATACTGCCGCCTAAACTTGCCCGTCTTCTTATCAATCTCGCCGGTACCGAACAATGGTCGCCAGATGTATTTCATAAGCCATTCAGTGACCTTGTACGGGCACCCGCATAGCTCGGACTCGCCAGCATACGTGAGGAACGCTTCCGCGAAAACTCGCGTGCGCTCCACTTGGAACTCCCCCGCCTTGCTCAGCTTCTTGAACGGTGTGTGGTAACTCACATTCCACCGCCTAATGCCGCGTCAATCTGCTTTGCGATATTCAGCTGAACGTTCGCGCTCATGCCCTGCGTCAAGCCGAGCCTTGCGCGAGCCATCGGCGACAGGCCCAAGTCCTGCTCTAGCTTCATGGCCGTTTTCATCGCGTTGTCACGAATCTTTAGGTACGGGTTCTCCTTGATGCGGATGCCGCCGAAAGCGTCCTCCTCCTCCACCGTGAGGTGCATCGTGCCGTCCTCGTCCATCAAGTGCCTTTGGCTCTCATAGACCATTGCAATGTTGAACACGTACTGCTCAATCAGCGGGGAATCTGACGATCTAAAACTGATGCCGGACCCAACGGTGTTGTCCCATATATCGCTCAGAATCGGCGTTTTCGACACGCTCTCAGGCTTTACCAGCGCCCCGTCCTCCACTGCCACAGCGGTAGTGGTGGAAATATCGGCAGTGCTAGACCCGCGCCTTACCGCGAGTGCATCGGGCTTACGTCCCCTCACAAGCCCACCTCCCTTAGCAGGCCCGCGATGCCGCGCGACAGCTCGGAACACATCGGACGGTACTTAATCGGTGCTGTTGTGGATGCCACATCGAAAAACGCGCCCATGCCGCGCAATTCCACCGTGTTTTGCTCCACCGCTCTTGCCGACACGTGCCCGCTATCGGGGATGCGGCTGATAGGCTTCATCTGCTCTAGGCATTCGGGGGCATTTCCACTCGGTACCAAATACAAACCTTTATTTCTTTTTCTATAAGCGTTTAACCTGCAATTATCCGAACAATATCGGCTTGTATTGCGTCTTGCAGCGTATTTTTTGCCGCAATATTCGCACGTTCTGACTATCAAAATCGCACCTCCGTAATCGGTGCGAAAGATAGGTTGGCGTTCCCCCGTTAGCGTTTCATGCAACGCTAAATCGCAACTCCAATTTCGTGCGCGTAAAAAAATCAGGGGCCGACGCTGGGTAGCCCGGGGTGGTGTGGTGATTTGACCCCCTCCCCCCTCCCCCCGGGGGAGTATTTCAGGGTGTTATTGCAATCGTTTTCATATCGATATTGTTGACTTGTTAACGTTTTTGCCTCGTCACTAGGCACGAAGGGCGCTTCGTCGCTTGTAAAAGCCCAGCTCAAAGCAGGTGCCTAGGTGTTTGCTCGACGATCCGTAAGCGCTGGAGCTTTGCGCCCCGTCTGGTCGTGTGGTGTCCTCGCGCCGCGTCTCGTCCTCGGAATCAGCCGCAAAAACCGTTCACCGACGATTTGCTACCGTTCGCCATAATCTCGACACATATTAATTTTTTGCCCTTTGACCTGCGGTTTTGT